TTACGCCCTGAACACTACTCTGTCCCATACTATAGACCTTGTTCAATAAGGCATTAAACTTTCCTGCATCAGTCAGTACCTCCTCAAACTCACTTTCAGAAACAAACATAGTAGGAGTAGCGGGCGTCTTGTCCTCAGGCTTAACAGGCTTAACAGGCTCATTAGGCTTCTCACCCTCTACGGCAGGAACTTCTACCGGAGATGTTAGCCTACTCGAAGCAGAGTCTAGGGCCTCCAGCAATACCTTGTTCTGAGCACGTAGTATATCAATATCACTATCAACGGCAGGTTCCTCTACGACAGGTTCTGCTACAGGTTCCTCTACAGGCTCTTCTACAACTGGCTCCTCTACAGGCTCTTCCACAGGTTCCTCTACAGCAGGTTCTTCTATAGGTTCTTCTGTAGGTTCTTCAACAGGTTCCTCTACAATCTCTTCTTCTCCTAAAATCTCACCAAACTCATTCATTTTAATTCTCCTTTTTTACTTTCAATCATTAGGTCAAGTAGACCTAAGTTGTAAATTAATTCTTCAGCCCTTCCCTGAAGAAGTCTTATCTTGTCTATCTTAGGCTCTAACAGAACCTCTGTCTTTATAAATTCCAGCCTTAATTGAAACCCTCGCTCTAATTCTTGCCACACAGGATTTAATTTAAAATCTTTTAGTTGCTGTAAGCTTGCGTTTATTTCATTCTCCAATTCTCTTCTCCTTTAATTGATTTTCATTTAAAGCAAACCACTTTCACCAGCAGGAACTAAATTCCCTGCTTGTGCTTGTTGTGCTACCTGTTCATCAGACATAACCTTTGCTTGCTGAATTTCCTTATTCACAAAATCATTTACATTTTTCGCACCTAGCATTCTTGCTATATGTTTGAATATTCTAACCATATCAAACTGAGCAGCAACCTGAGGTTGAGTAGAAAGAATCTGATAAAGCTGAATCCAAGCATCTGCATATTCTCCTCCAGGCATAGAACCATCATGAGGAACTACATCAAAATCTACCATTAGGTCAAAAGGAGAAACATTACGTCCTTCTCCATATTCTGCTTTTAATACTGCTTCCCACTCCCCTAAAGACTTGACATAAGCATTCTGAGTCATTAACTGCTGAGTATGTGAGGCAAACATATAACCTATTTCATACATCGCTTGCATACTTGAAATTTTAGCACTTTTCTCCAGTCTAGACAAAGCACTTGACCTTGTGTCTCTTGCTTCAGTAGCAGAAGTCCTCTCCCCACCCTTTTTGACTATTCCTTGAAGACTATCACTAGCAGCACTAATTCTCTGAATAACATCAGAAAGAAATTGTATATCTCCTATATGAGACTGAGTTACATCGTTTACTTGTAACTGTTTAACAGCGTGCTCAACTCCTTGTCCCCAGATAGATTTCCTTGTTCTAATTATCTTTCCTGGTTCGGGAGACATAAGGTCATTTATGTTTATAAGTAGAGGGTCTACAATAAGCATATCATTAAGAGACTTCTTCACATTCGCAAGTCTACTTCTCATTAACCAGTCTACCTGTTCTTGCATTCCATAGACTGTCTCAAGTCTGGATATAGGTGATATAGAATATCCATCAAAATCTGGAGCACACACCGCAATAGGATACTTACCATGGTCTAGATTTAATGGGGCAGCATATACCACGACAGCATCTCCTACCAAGTCAAATAACCATTTCTCAGGATATTCTGAATCTCCTATTCCCCAGTCCTTAGGAATAAGGTCTATATACATATGGATAATATCTGCTATATCACGTGTAGTAGAAGAATTGAGATTAATACCTGATGTACTCTCTCTTCCACTACCTCCTCGTCCTTCATCATAAAGAGAACTAGTGCAGGAAATGTGCTTAAGGTACTTAGCATTGAAATACCTTTTATCGTGTTGTTCATTGGAAAGGACAAGCATTCGATTAGTTCTCTCAATCCATCCTTGTGACCTTCCTTTCTGTACATCGTAGACAGGAATATCTGGGTCAGGGAAGTACATATAAGGGTCTATATTGTCTAGTTTATTCCCTTCCACTTTTATTTCTTTTACTCTTTTCTTTTCTCCTATTTTTATCCACTGTCCATCAGCAGAATAGAATCCATCCTCTTCCATCCTAGTCACTTTTCTAGTTTCTTTATACCAAGTAGGAGTAACAGCACCGAAGCCATAGACAAGACTATCACGAAACATAGTATGCAGATTTAGTCCTACCTTAGCCCTTCTACAATGCGTCTCAATTACCTTACTGAGTAGAATAGCTCCTATTTTGTCCTCAGGACCCACGCCGTCATATCTGAATATAGGGCTATCAAGAAAGGCTGCTACTAGATATGTAAGAAGAGTTTCTAAGACAGCAAAAGAGACAGGGATTACAATAGGCTCAGCCTGTGTTTTATCCTCTTCTGCACCCTTCTTCTTATCCACAGGGACATAGGCCGTAAGAGTTCTATCAATCTTCCTCCAGCTACTATATCTCTCACGCATAGCATCCCGACTTTGCCGTGCTTTCTTTATCACCATCGCTCGAATTTTTTCGTGTAGAACAGAACCAGGCTTTAAGTCTAATCCTTTAGGATAGTCATATTCATAACTAACATTTATAATATTTGCTGTTCCTACATAATCCGGTTCGCCACTCAAGTATACTGGCATTTTTTTACTCCAAGTTAAATTATAGCAAAATCGCTTTGTTTTATAGCAGGTTCTGTTTGCGACATTAGTTCTTTATATTCATTTTCTATGTCCCAGGCACTTTCCTCCTTCCATTGCGGCTCAAAATACCTCAGTCCCATATCAAGCATTTCGATAATATAAGCGAAAGCATCCATAGCATCCTATTTTCTACTACGAGGGAAGGATAGAAGTTGCATCTCAAGCGGAGCACAATTTGCTCTATTATGATATATAAGTCCTTGCCGGTAAAACGAAACAAGAGCAGCGATTCTATCCTTTTTCCCTTCTCCTCTACTTGCTCCACGCCGAGCACTTAACTCAATAATATCAAAGTGTAGTCCTCTCCGCAGCATTTCATTCTTTAAAGGGTAAGTTATGAACTCATGAAGGCCTGTTACCTCAACTCCTATTACTCTAGCTTTTAGACGTAAGGCCATCTTGAACAAAGTGTCATAGAACTCGTCAGGGTGCATCTTGCCTAGGACTAGGTCCCTTTGATATATAGCATTTAACTTTGTATCTACTCCTACTCCTACTACAGCACTATCAGCGCTGCTCATCTGTGCTGTCTTAGCAGGGTCACCAATTACTACACTCTCGATATTTGTGTTTCCTACTATATCTTGTTCATTGTAGTACTTAAAATACGAAGCCTTAAAGGTAGCATCCTTAGTAGATATAGGATTATTCCTATATTCTCTTGCGAATACGTCTGGTATCCCTTGTTCACTAAATCCTTTGTACAAATCCTTTAACTCTTTATCGGATATTCCCTCAGGCCAGTTGCTAACAAAGTTATCATCACAAATCTCAAGACACACCGAATACCAGTTAGGGTCATTAAGAAGATTGACAAGGAGACTATCCTCATGTAATACAGTTCCTAAAACTAAAATTCTCCAGTCCTTTTTCCTAGGTCCATACCTAGCAATACTATTGCAGACATCAGCAAAGAACCACTGTTTCTTCTTTGTTCTTTGCTCTTCGCTGTCCATATGGTCAGGGTCTTCAAGGTCATCTACAATTATAAGGTCAGGCCGTGCATTCCTAAACAGAGGGCCTCGAACTTGTTGCCCTGCTCCACGAGGCTTAACCCTCGTTGTGAATCCATCATCCTTCCATACAGCATCCCACCTTTTCTCTGACCAGTTCCCTGATTTACAGCTTCCAAAAAGGGATAGGATAGTTTCATTACTAACCAGCTCCTGTTTTAGGTTTTCACTCTGTTCAATAGCTGCATCGGCAGAGCAACTTATAGGAATGATATAGTTTTTATTCCTTAGCAGTATCCCTCTCGCTGGACAGACCAGGTTGACAATAGATGTCTTACCTATACCTCTGGGAGCAGCTATGACAGCTCTTTGTATAGAATCATCATCTATAATCCTGAAGATTTCAGAATGAATCTTCTTGCTAAAAGGCAAGTAGAATCGGTCTGGGAATAGTGTTTTAGCAAAAACCTCTGTACTCTTGTAACATTCTACAAGTAGGTCTTTTACTTCATCACTTTGCTTAGGAAAAATTTTCTCACTCATAGTTTAGTCTTCGATTAAGAATATCTCCATATTACAAGCAGCAGTGTTGGCTAAAGCAAATAGAGTACTACCATCAACTCTAAACAAAGCCAGTTCTCCTGCTTTCAGTTTAATAGTGTAAACTCCGGTGGTCTTGCCTATCTCAATAAAGTTTGTATCATCTAGATTCTTAAGCAAGACAAAGCCAAAAGTAGTTAGGTCAGCGGGTACTACAATTGCTTCTTCCACAATGCCTACAACCTGAGTGTGGTGAGTTATAGCATCTCCACTCATGTCTATGTTCACAGAATCAAATCTGCTATCCTGCACTCCGCCTTTACTTACACTCATTCCTACACTAATTGAAATTTCGTTACTCACTTTTATTCTCCTAGGTTAAAGTTCATTTATTCTTATTATCTTAGTTGTAAGAGTAGTACCTATCCTAAAAGAGACTACTGCATATTCCTTGCTAAGCGAGCAGCAATCATTGTAGTCTGTAATAGACTCACTAAAAACATACACATTCCCAAAAATGAGAGTATTACCAATCACTTTCGCTCTAGTGACCTTGCCCATAGTCGAATCTCTCCATACTATCAAAATCTTACTAGTATCATAAGTAGTAAGACTTATGTCGTAAGCATATCCTGTATAGAACACAGTTTCAGGACCGTAGCTAATAGTATTACCAACAACAACTCCTACTCTTGCAATTCCATAGTAAGAAGATGAACCAGTCTTTTGGACAGCAAACACAAAATGAGCACTGTCTAATACAGTGAGGAAAGGCCCTTTAGGGTAATTAGCAGTAGCTAGGTACATACTGCCAAATGCGATTACAGTACCGTTAATAGTACCTACAACACACCCTACTTCATAGGAAGTAGGAACGCAGGAAATTACGATATGGGAACTGTCTAAAATTCCAATATCTATAGTACCATAATAATCAATATCATACCCAGGAGAAAAATCATATACATCACCAAAAGTTACACCATACGCACCATCTATAGTACCTACAACAGCGCAACCATCAGCATCTACTGTCCTACGATATACTACTACAAAATGAGTGTCATCTAATACTGCTATATTATTAAGGCTAACATCCCCATCAACCAGACTATATTCACTACCAAAACTGATTGCATCTCCAACTATAGTACCAATCTTTACAGCATTGAGACTATTATGACTATACGTAACAACTATATGAGCATCATCAATTTTGGCACAGTTTATAAATGACACATAAGCGGAGTTAATATAAACAGGAGTACCAAAAGTAATGTTAAGACCGTTAACAACACCTACTACTGCTCTTGCATAGCTATTTTTATTAACATAACCAACATAGCATATCACAAAATGAGTACTATCCAACTCAGTTACTGATATACGAAACGCTGTTTCGCCTGCACCACTACCTACTACAAACCCACTTCCAAATTGAAATTCCCAATCAGCTAGGAAAGCATCAAGAACTGTTTTTTCGTTCCTTTTCTGTATAGTAATAGTTGCCGGCATAGTAGGAGATAGACTAGATTCAATAGTTTTTCTCTGAATTGTTTTATTATCTTTAGTATAAGTAGTCCTACTTATGACTAATTCTTTAGTATCAACACTTTCCTCAAGGTCACAGACCTTACGAGTAATTGCTATACTTCCTTCATTAGTCTTTTCTCTTATCTCAATATTAGTCATTAGACCTTGTCGCTTCCTTACTCAATGTCACCATTCCCTGCATTAGTCTCACAGTATCACTTAATGCTGCGGCAGGGTACAATTCCAAATCATACACTCCTTTTTTAAATGTAAAAGCTCTTGTATCCACAGCACTTATCAAAATATCAATAGTCCCTGCAGCACCTCCTAGCGTTATCCCGCTAATATCAGTCAATGTTTTTATGACTGTAGTATCACTATACTTCTCTCGAATATCCATACACGCTGTATAACCAGTAAGGTCTACAAGGCTTCCTTCTTCATCCTTGTACGTTATACCTAGTTCAAACTTTACGCCTTGTTCTATGGTTATATTATAAACTGCTGCCGGCATCGTTCTCCTTTAATCGATTTTCGTTTAAAGCAAACATTATTCATCAAAGCTATAATGATTCCCGTCATCCCAGCGACCTCCCCAGGTACCTCCAATAGATTCCCAGAAGGTACCTAGTTCCTTATGGTCATCAGTTTCATTCAAATACTTCCCATTCTTAAAAAGATTCAAATCTACAGCCAGCCTTTTGTAGTGAAACGAACCCTTTTTATGCCCATCACAAGCCCAAGCATCACCAAAAGTCAGGTCGTAACCCTTCAACGTTGCGAATTGTATAAGCAATGCAACCATTCTTACGAACTGAGATTGTTTCTGCCTAGTAGTCATTTACTCTGTTTACTCCCAATTCCTAGCCACGCCATTGCTTTACCTATCCAACCACAAATCTTGCTAATCTTCGCAGATAGACCTTCTGCCCAATCATCACCAGGAATTATCTTACCTATCCACATGAATAATTCCCCAAGTCCTCTTAGTACAGCCAATAAGGCCACCAACGCACCATAGAACTCAGGTGATTTTAGTATCCCAAATATCTCACTCATTTTAAACTCCTTTTGTT